AGCTTTGTAGTTACCGTTTGCGTACTTAGCTCCTTTGTCTGCCATATAGTTTCGTTTTGACTAACTCTGGGTCTATTTCTGGTAATACACTTGCCAGCTTTGATAATGGGCTGCCATCATAGGCAACACCGCTTATATCATTTGTCTTCAGCCAATCACAGGCTGCTTTTAAGTCTTGAGTGGTAGCTTCACCACTTTTAACTCTGTTTAAAAACTCTGTTGTGACTAACTGGTGAAGTTCATTGAACTGTTCTTCAGTTGCCTTTTTCATTTATTCGATTCCTAAGCCTTTTTTCACTATTCTTAGGGCGGTATCGTCTAATTCGTTATCTGTAGATTCAACTAATTTTTCAAGTAGTTCCACTACAAATTTCTTAAACTTCTCACTTTTTAAAGAAGTTAAAACGATTGGTTTTATTAGTGCTAACATTTTCTTTTGGTAATAATGATTGAATAGGTACTACATCGGAGCAAAGGTGATAAACCCTTGATCCAGGCAGTAGAGTGAAGCCTTTTTGCTGTAACTCTGCACATTTGAGTGCACGGACAAGCTCGAAATCTAATTGCATCTTTTCTTCCTGACGTTTAGCGATGGCTTTACATTGTCGTAAACCTTCTCTATCTAGAGGGACCATGAAGTTAACTTGAAAACCCCAGTTCTCATTTAATTGATAACTAGAAGGATATAAATCTCTTGTATCTTCATCCGCTGTATATGGATTAGTATGGTTGCCCATATAGAAAGGGCTAAACGTCATTGTTGATCCATTACAGGAGATCCCTTGCGAATACTGCTGTCTCGAGGAAGCTCCATTGTTCTGGAATTGCACCGCTTGGTTGGTAACATTTCCCGTGGCTGCGGCGACTGGATTACTATTATTATTGGTATCTCCTTCAGCAAACGCTGGGCTTACTGTGAGAAGACAGAGAGCGAAGTAGTAGTAGAGTTTATTGTGTAATTTCGGGTGTAATCTCTTTGCTCTACTAACCCTGCTGCTCTTGTTGTTGTTTCTAAACTCCATGGGTTGGCTGCGTTAGTCACAGAAAACGTTGTACCACTTGTCGTTATATCTGCTGACGGAGTTATATTTGTCCCAGACCACGTATTGACAGCCGCTCCAAAAACCTGGACTTGCTCTGTTTCTACGATAGTTTGAGTTGTAGTAGTGGTACTATTCATACTCCCTGTTGTGAACTGGGGAGTGACAGTATTGGCTCTAGCTATGCTGGGTGATAACAGAGCTAAAAGCAGAATTAATTTCTTCATGCTTTTGGTTTATCTTTATGTGCCATAGGGCATTCGATGGATTTACCTCCACCGTTCTTACCAGTAGTAAGTCCGAATGTGGCAAGTGCTCCAGTAAAAACGCTGGCTACGAAAGTGATATCGCTATTTCCAGACTTCTTGACCATCGGTATATCAACGTAGTTCATTGTAATGATGAAGCCTGACCACACCACTACACCCAGTCTGACAAAAGTACCAAGTACTTCTATTTGATGCTCTTTATCTTCTGCAACATCTTTTAATTTACCGATTAATCCTTTCTGTTTTTCTTCTTGCGGTTTTCCTTCCATTTTTTAATTTTATTATTTAAGAACTTCGTTATTCTTTCCTTTAAATCTTGAATAATAGGAGTAGCTACAGTTGTTGCTGCTACGGCTGTAACAGCTGTGATTACTGTAGGAACTAATACTTCAGGTGGTGGAATAGGAATTGGTGGTAAAGGTGGTAAGTTTAAAGTAGGAGGTGGAGGTATTTCAGTTGTTTCTATTGGTTTAGTACCTTCAGGTTCTTTAAGATCACTAGGAGGAACTACTAAAGGTGCATAATAAGGAACATCAGCTGTAGGTAAAGGTATAGATATTGTCTCTATCTTCTCTATGTTTGGTAATACTATATTCTTCCATGTAGGTGTTGTCATTAGTATATCTGTAAATATTCCTAGCTTTAGGCTTCCAATGATGAATAACTCCAGAAATAATAAAACAATTCGTAATTACTGTAAGGAGAGTAAAAGCTCTCCGTAAGTCTTTCTTTAATAAATCACGATTGATCGGTGGTATCTTTATCTTCATCTTGTTTCTTTTTCCAAGCATCTTTTACGGCATCTGTCCAAACTGCATCACATACAGCTTTAACCTCTGCTGGTTCTTTACTTACGTCTGCATCTGGATGTAATACATATCTTCTAAAAGATCTTGTTAGTTCAACACCATCTTTTTTGATGACTGTTGCTTCACGGACTTGTACCGCTTTATATTGACCAACAACTTCTATCTTGTCGTATTCTATTGATTCGGCTAATGCCATTAGGATTAATCTCCGATTAAAACAGGTTTAGGCTTAGTTTTAAGACGTAGCTCGGTCTATGAATTTGTCATATAAGTTCCGCTAATCGTTGCACTTGCAGCTGAATCACCACTATAGTGTCCCCAATATCCTGCACCACGACCCATACCTGTAACAAGAGGTACAATAGTACCGCCATTACCACTAGAGAATTGTGCGTAAGGTACGTTAAAGTCATCTCTATCAAGAGTTCCTCCATAATTACCTCGACCAGAATAAGGAGCGAAGGCTGCTCCCCACGATTGGCTAGGTTGGAACGGAAGAGATATGTAACTAATCCAACAATTAGATCCACTATTCATTGTACTGGGATTAACACTAACAGTTACAGCAACTACTCCTCCTATTTTTGTATAGTTTCCAGTTACAGTAGTGGTGTTAGTGTAACCTCCAGTAGTATTTGAACTAGACCAATAAACTGTTGCTGTCCAAGTTCCTTCCTCGAAATCGTCTAAAGCGTTAGCTGCTGCGGTGTCTCCATTAAAGGTTAATCCTCCACCACTAAGAATACGCAGTTTTTCTGAACCATTTGCACCTATTCGGAATGAATTATCAGAATGTACATATGCTAAATAACCTCTATATTCATCAGCTCCACTTGTTCCATCTGAAAAATATATATTACAATCGCTAGAATCAGTTGATCTAATAGTAATACCTCTATGACCAGAACCTGCAATTGTTAAATCATCACCATTAGCAGCTCCTTTCGTAGATGTTCCAAGCATTAAGTGTCCATCAGTATTCATAGACAACTTATCTACCCAAGCACCACTAGCGTATGTTGCAAGGTTAAAATTATTATCTGAAGCTTTGGATTCTAATCTCCAATAATCTGCACCATCATCTCCTTCGTCAGCAGTTAATCTTAATTGTGCGTCTCCACCTTCTGCACCTGTGACTGCTAAATCACCAGTTTTGACATCTAATCTTCCAGCCGAAGTTATACGCACACGTTCTGTATTATTAGTTGCTATGCGTAAATCTGTATTTTCTCTATTCCAAATGTAAGGAGATTCTGAACCATTTATGCCCAAACCAAATCCATTACCAGTACCTGTTCCAGTATCACTATTAGTAAAATTAAGTGCTGGTTCTCCAGTTGCACTAGGTACATGAACTGTTAATAAACTTGTACCATCAAAAGTTAAATTAGCTTCACCTTCTAAAGTATTAGCAGTACCAGAACCAGTAATAACTCTGTTATCTGCGTTGTTGTTTATAAGGGTTTCAACCCCTTCTTTTTGAACCTTTGTTAATGCCATCTATTAACCTCCGTAGACTTTCTTGCCGTCAACAATAGCTTTGTCAATAGCTGTGAAATCTTCAGTAGTCCAGATGGAGGTGGTTCCGTCTAACTTTTTATAACCTTTAATTATTTCAAGGTGTTCAACATTTCTTTTAACTCTGTCTTTATATTCATCAGTAGTTTCATCTTCAGTTTTAGCGACACCTATTGTAGTAACGCTATCTCCAGCAGCTTTAAAAATTGCTGCAATTTCATCTGCGGTTTTTTCTTCCATTGTTATTTAGCCTCCAAAGCTGCTACTTTTGCGGATAGTTCTTTTATTGCATTTACAAGTACGGGAACTAATCGTTCATATTTAAGACCATATGCAGTATCATCTTCATTTAAGTTGACAATTAACATATCATCTTTATCAGTAGGATTGCCCTCTATAGCTAAAACATCTTGAGCTAAAAACCCAATATGTTTCTTATTACGTTTCTTACTACCATCAGGTGTGTTATCGTCATACCAAGTACGTTTGTCCCAACGATAAGTTACAGGTTTTAATTGATTTATCCAATTTAAACCATGAGTAAAGTCATTTATGTCTGTCTTGTCTCTTTTATCAGAAGATGATATAGAGGTATCTGCACAATATAAATTTGTAATTCCATTATCTCCCAAACAAATTATATTACTACCAGTAGTAACTGCGCCTGATGGACTATTCGATCTTCCAGCATCATTACCTAAAAAACTATTTCCATTTCCTGTTGTTACTTCGCCACCAGCTGTATTACCAATAGCAGTATTAGATCCACCAGTTGTACAAGCGTTTAAAGTATTATGACCACAACTTGCATTACCAGCACCAGTTGTTACGTTTTGTTGAGCTTCAAAACCTACGGCAGTATTGTTGTAACCAGTAGTATTGTCCTTTAAAGAATCTATTCCAACGGCAGTTAAACTAGATCCTGTAGTAGTGGATAATAAAGCTGAACGCCCAATCCCTGTATTATAATTTCCAGTAGTGTTAGCATCTAAAGCATTAGTTCCTACAGCAGTATTTGCCGTTCCAGTTGTGTTATATCTTAGACAATCTTTACCAACAGCTGTATTATTATTTGCAGTTGAATTGTTTTCTAGTGCGTTAAATCCAACAGCAACATTATATCCTCCAGTTGTATTTGTCTTAAGAGCATTACGACCAAGACCTGTGTTTTGTGAACCAGTTGTGTTGTTAGCTAAAGCATACCAACCCATTCCAGTATTTTCAGCACCTGTTGTGTTATCTTCTAAACAACTTTTTCCAACAGCTAC